GCAACAACCCAAAGTTTACCGCCAACACTAGCATCCGTAGCCGTAACCGCCTCGGCCACAAAACCTAGCAACACCGCAGTGGTAGATGGTTCATCAAGCGCGGATACCGTTTCGGTTTGGGTAGCCACCATGGTGGCTATATTAGTCTGAGCTGCTGAGGCTGCGCTGGTTTCGGCTTGTGCGGCCAGCATGTTAGCAATAACTACTTGTGTAGCCGTAGCTGCTGCGGTTTCTGCCACGCTTGGGCGCAGGATGTTATTACTATTTACCACAACTGCTAAAGCAGTAACCGACTCTTGCATCAAACTACCAGCCGTAGTTTCTTGAGTAGATACAGCAGTTGCAGTAGCAGTTTCAATAATTGCAGTGGCAAAAGTGCCGCCGCCTAGAGCGGCAAACGGTGCTTGAGCAAAAGTAACATCGCCAAACACCGGGCTACCTATTAGGCTGCGTCAAGAGAGAACGTGTAAGTCACATTCAATGTATCGCCAGCGTCAACGGTCTTGTCGCCACCAGTAAAGTTGCCCACGGAGAACAACACACCGGAAGTGCCAGAAGCCGCAGTAGTCAACAATGCGCCAGCAACCACAGTGCCGTTAACCAGCATTGGGAAAACAGATGGTGACGCGGAGTTAGTTTGCACTGATGGGTCAGCAGTTGTAGCCGTACCGAATGTCACCGCTTGACGATTGCCAGTGTATGCAGTGCCGGGAACTAATTCAGTCCAACCAGCATGGGTAGCTAGCGTGTTGCCAGCAGCATACGTATTTCCAGAGCCGGGGCCTTGTACCAAACCTAAGTACCAAGCAGCTGTGTAGCCAGAGCCTTTAAAGTACTTGACATTCATGTCTTGCAAACCTTCGTTTACAACCAAGTTGTGGAAAGTATCTGACCACTTTTCAACGCCGTCTGCGCCCACGCAGGTAACAGAGAATACGCCGCCAGCAGATGCGCCATCGCCACTTTTTGGGTTTGCAATTAAGCCCGCTGTTACTGTGTCTTTTGCTGAACTGAATTCCATGATAAGTCCTTAAGAGATGCGCACGATAGCGCTGTTTGCATCGGGCGTTGGGAAAATGATTTGGAAAGTGTCATTGCTGACGGTTTTGTCTGAGCCAAAGTCTAAGACAGCGACGGACTTATTACCTTGTGTCACGTTATAAATCAACGCAGCGCGGGCTGTAAACGTAGCATTTGCCCAGCTTGTATTGCTAAACGAAATATATGCAGTTGGCACTGCGCTTTGGTTAGCGCCAGACGTAGGGGACACAGAAATAACCAGCGTATTACCACCAGCCGTGTAGCCCGTACCACTGCTTGAAACTTCATTTATAGTTGTGTAGACAGTAGTGTCTGCATTAATGTCAGCGTTACCTGTATACAAAGCAATCTTGAATGTATTTGGTGACGTAGGGCCAAAGTTGTGAACCGCTTGAAGCAGTTCTACTTTGAAGCTTGTGGTTGCAGTTTGAAGAATGCTCATGATACTTGTACCCTAACTTGTCCATCTCTGTACGCATCCATGCGCTGCTTACCATCACCCAAGTTCTTAAGCAAAGCAATTGCTTGTACATAACGTTGCTGGGCAACTGTAATCATATCTTGTTCACCCTTCATGTACATCAGAGCTTCACAGATAGTGCCATACAAAAGCGTAGAGTCAAAGTTATCACCAAGCCATGTAGTACCAGCAGTAACAATGGACTCAGGGTAGTAGTAATAATGCAGCTCGGCTTTGTAAGCTAAGTTTGGTGTGGGGCCAACAATGAATGACAATTCATTTACATCGTTAGACTGAGGGCCAAAAATAGCGTAGTGTTTTGGCTCTGAACGCCCCGCCGTGTTTGGATATGCTTCACGAATGAAATTTACATCTTTATTCAACAAGAACAAGTAATCGCCTTGGAAAATTACCGCGCCGGATACAGCCCCGCTATTGGCCTGCGTCAAAGTCACAGTTGTTCCGGATACTGCACGAACATAAGTGCCTGCTGGAATATTTACCCCGCTTACAGCCTGACCCGCAGCAATGCCTGTAGCGCTTGCTACTACGATAGTAAATTGAGCGGATGTTCCAGTGGCTGTCGTGCTAATGTATGGGTACACCGCTAGACTGTACGTAGATAAAAAGTCTGATGGGCAAGCCAAATACTTATTACCCACAGTTAAATCGCCTGTCACATTCTTTCGCAAGTTAGCAATCTGCACCGTGTTGTAGATGCGCTGCTCCGCCTGACGAATGAACACATTCATGTTGTCAGTTGGAAAAGAGTTCTCGCAGTAATCACCTACCTGCGTGACAAGCTCGGTGTAGTTCATGCCATCGGGCCTCGTGCCATCAAGCCTTTGGTAGCCGCGCCTGTACCGCGCACTTTAATACCAGAAGTTTTAGCTGCTGGTTGGGGGCGACGAGAGATGTTACCTACAGACATATTGACTGTATTGGCATCACTATGGTCAGGGCCAGAACCGGGGTTGGTAGAAGCTTTAACTTCCTTGCCAGTCATGGTGTGGGGTTTGGCATAGACTTTGGCACCGCCAACTTCTTTACCCATCAGTTTTTTGCTGTATGTAGCCATGATTAACCTCGTTTCTGATTGGCAATCTTCGCCAAGTTACGACCCATAGTCTTCATATCGGCATTGGTTTTACCCTTACCTTTACCTTTTCCGCCGTGCATCATGCTAGCGGTAGGGCCGCTGTCACCATAGTTTTTGCCCTCGGTCTTGCCTTTTTTAGCAATGCCGTCGGCTGATCGTGTGTATGCCATTTTAAGCTCCTATTTGTATCGTTACTGTACCAACTTGTGCGGCTAATGCCAAGTAGTTTGGCGTTAAAGCTGCATCAAAAAATCTAGACCCGCCAACCGGGTTCCAGCCCCATTGAATATCCCTCGAACCGCCCGATGAAAAACCATTAGCGTTAACACCAGAAGTGACATACGTTGTGTCTTTGCGTGGATTACGCAGAGCCTGTGGATCATCTACTGGAAACGTACCTAACATCAACTGTGGTTGATCGGGATCCCAGCACTCAGGGCAAACTAACAGCTCATACTTACGCTGTTTAATGATTTCAGTCCTAAGTGCTTTTAACTTGAACTGCTGCCCACAGCGATCACATTCAGCAATCGCTATCTTGCCGGATGCAAATCTATTTCCCATTAGTAGCCCCCGCCACTTCCAATAAACATTGGCCTAGGAACAAGGCGAAGCGGAGCTTTTTCGCGGTCTTCACCAGCGGCAATCTCAAACGTTTCGTTGTAAATCTGTTTAAGCATCTCAATGCGCGGCATCAACTCCGGCACTTTGATTGCAATGTGGTACGCCAACCCAGCCACCAAAGCAGGTAGGAAGCGGAAGTTCATATCTGCTGTTTCCACACCAGCGCCAGCATCTTGCACTCGGCGGAGTCTCCAGTACACAAATTGGTATGGGGTAGTGTTGTCGGGCGTAGGCCAGACTGTTACCGCTGGAAGCTGGGGTACAAACACCGCAGTGCCATCTGCTTGAGCGGCGGCTGTTGTGTTGTTTTGGCCACGGAATACACCGCCTAGGGTATTCCCTGATACGTATGTATAGTAAATATCTTCAGTGCCCAGACGCATAAACCCTGAGCCAGCTAAACCCACTACGGTGTTAAGCGTTATTGTGGTGTCCGTCGCCGTAATTGCGCCCACCAAGACCGAATTGGTTGGGTTAGTTTCCCCAGAAAGGCGCTGAATCCAGACTTGAATTGGGCGAGCTTGGCTAAGCTTGTTTGGAATAGTTGCATAAGTAGAGACGCTAATGCGTGAAATGGTTAAGTCCGCTTGCGTAGATGCAGTGTTAGACCCAGTGCGGATTACATGTTCTAGCAAGTCAATGGTGTCGGTCGGCAGTGCGTACGTGGCCAAGCCGGGGGTCAAGTTAATGATACCCTGCTCCATCGTCCACATGTTAATGCCCTTAGACTGCCACTCAATAGTCATCAGGTTCATAGAGCGACGAGCTGTACGTAAGTCGTAGCCTGTGCGCATTTCACGGCCCGCACGCTCCCATGCTTCCTCGGCAATCTCCGTGAATTCCATGTTGAAAAGTGTTGAGCCGGTAGTGGTCATTTTTTAGCCGTCTTTAAAGAGTCTACAAACGCTTGCTTAGTAGGAGCGCCTTTAGCACCGGGCTTACGCATCTTCTCGTTAGAGCCAGCGGCTATACGTTTTTTCTTGGCGTTAATGTTGGCATAAAGGCCAACAGCGCCACCCTCGGCGTACTGAGTAAAGTCAGTGTCATCCCGGCGGGCTTTACGCTTTCCGCTTGGCATCTTAGAGGGGAGCATTGCTCCCATTCCACGACTAGGCATCATAAGTATTTACCTTTTGTTTTGCCGCGTTGAGCAATACCATCGCCACGGCGGGACGTAGAATTTACTTTACCACCACGTTTGTAACCCCCAGCACTCTCACGGGTCTCGTCATCAATCTCTTCGTTGCGACCGGGGCGCATTTTGCCTTCGGGAGATTCATTTTTCATAGCGCGTTTCATTGGTTTAACCGAAGCTTTTTCTTCCAGTTCACCGGCCTCAATACGGGCTTTGGCTTCGGGGGACAACGTAACACGGTCTTTAGACGCAACGGCGCGGTCAATAGATGGGCCAACTGTCTTGTCAATTAACTTTTTACCAACGCCGGTTTCTTCGTCAATCTTTCTACCCAGTGCATACCCGGCTTCGCCAGCAAGAGCAGCAAGTCCAGCACGCCCACCGGTACGTGTAATAGCCCGCCCACCGGCTTCTTGTTGCGTTCTACGGTTGTTTGCACGGGCAGCGTCAGCATTTAAACCACGTTTAATGCGTTCATTGTCAGCGCTTTGTGAAGCTATTACATCCTCACGTAAATTAGGCGTTGCATCTTTGGCATTTGTTTGCCCGGGAGAACGGTACGTGTACCCTTCTTTTGCTGATTTATTAAGGCGTCCCATAATTATTCCTTAACACATTTTTCCGCGTGTCTTACCACGCTGAGCTATACCGTCTGCACGAGTGACGCCACCACTGGCCAGCTTTTTAGGCTTACTCACAGATGCGCCGTCCTTGTCTTGTGGAACTGGCATACCTTCGCGGAACACTGTGTCTTTTGGGGGCGCAGTCTTCTTAGGCGTTGGCTTAGGCGCGGGTTTAGGCGCAGGTTTTTTAGACGGTGGTGCGCCTTCTGGGTCAGTAGGTGGCTGACCCATTTCAGCGGTATAGATACCACCTTCAGCGTATTTTTTCATGATTTAACACTTCCCGCCACGCTTCATGGCAATCATTGTGCCCTTGGTTTTGCCTTTAGTAGCAATACCATCACGGCTAGAAGAAGATTTAACCGAACCCATTTTGGATGCAGCCATACCACCTTTAGCCAACTTGGTCATAGGAGAGCCTTTGTGCAAACGGCCTTCGTGTTTGTTCACGGCCTTCTGCATCATGCCCTTGTCTTGCTTCATGTCTGCTTTAGCCATGCCGCCACGTTTATACGCGCCAACCGCATCGTCACCTCCGGGTGCTCCCACGCGGTCGCCTTTACTACCACCTGAACTCCCGGGTTCCCGGTCATCATCAAATTTCATTTTCTTAGCCATAATGTCACCACCTTTAGAAAATTTACGGCCTTTATCGGCCTGATTAAACTCTTTACCCACAGACTGTGGGACGCCTGCTTTCTTAGCAAACGATGGGTTGTTAGCCACCGCCGCCATGAAATTGTGTTGTTTCTTACTCGTCGATGGCATTTGCAGCCTTAGTACGATTAGTCATTTCACGAACAGTATCAGACTCCCAAATACGAAGGCCGAGGTAAATAATCGTGAACAGAGAAGCCAAAGGCGGAAGCCACGTAGCCATAACACCAACGGTTGTCAAAACCGCTGCGCCATCTGCGACTGCTTTAGCTGTGTCGTGTTGAGTCATATCAGCAATTCCACGCTCTAAGAGCTTTGTTGATCCGTGAATCCGGATCGTTGGCGGTCTTTGCACTCGTTAGCTTCTTTTTCATCCCGCCCATCCTCGCACAGAAAGAGTCGCGCCGGGAGCCGCCTTCGGGCTGGGGAGCCTTCAAGTTCATACCTTGCGCTTTCGCGGAGGCCCGTCCCTTGGCGTTTAAACCGCCCTTCTCGGATTTGCCCTCTTTCCTCTGCCATGCTGGAGACTTAGCCATAATAAATCTGCGCTGCATCAATACCGCTCATATAAGCATAAATTCCATTTACTGCTAATACGCCTTCACCGGGAATAACAGGAGAATTTTGGAACTCGTCTGTTGCTTGAGTTTCATAGGTTAATAGCCAACGGTTTGTACCGCTGACATAAACTGCCGCTGGAGTAGCTGTAATATTTCCAGTATTAATGTCAACTAGCGTAAATGTATCTGCGCCTGTTCTAGTAATTGTGTAATTACCATCAGTAGCAGCGCCACCAGTGCCAGTATTAAAGTGAATACCTACAACATTACCCGTAGACAAACCGTGCGCAACTTTAGTCACAGTTACAGTCGTACCACTACGGCCATAAGTTACGCTTGAAGTTACTGGCGCTATGGTTGTATCAAACAAAGATAAAGTTCCACCGCCACCGTAAAAAGAAACACCTTTAACGCGATTTCGTCCAAGAACAAAAAAACCACTTTGGTTTAAATGCCCTTGCTTAACGTCTGTTTGCATCATAATCAATCTCCTTTAAAAAAGGGGCCGAAGCCCCTTGGGTTGATTAGGAATCTGCAAATGGTGTAGCAACAGTGCTAGAACCAATAACATTCCCAGTCACCATGTACTTGTCAGCAGCAATGGCCACAATTTGAATCCATGTGCCAGCAACACCGCCGGTAGTTGTACCGTTCAAGTTAATAAAGTCATTGGAAGAACCGTTGGCAGAAAAGCCAACAACCGCGCCCGATGAATCTGAATCAACAGAAATTACAGTGCCAACGTACAAATCGCCAGAACCAGAAGTTGTACCAATCTTCAAAGAACTTGTAGAGATGGTAGTAGGAACCCAGATCGTGTAAACAACGCCTTCGTTGTTGGCTGTGCTTGGGTCTTGACCGGGGCCAGATGTTGTGGAGTTAGTTGATACGTTAATAGCTGGCAAAGTCAAAGTGACTGCTGCTGCCAAAGAACCGCCAACAGAAATAATGCGACCGCCATGAGCTTCTGGGCTTAATGTGGTGCTTGCTGTGATTTCAACCACAGTAGCTGGGCCTTGTTGATAAATGCCGCCCAATGAACGAACTGGGCCTTGAAACGTAGTGCGTGCCATGATGTATTCCTTACATGCAAGTTTGGGTGTTCTGTCTGCATGTCGTCAGCCGGGACTGTCAGAACACCGGATAAGCCCGGGTTAAATACAATATACAACAAAAGAAAAGGGGGCACAAGGCCCCCCTTCAAATATTTCCTAAGAAATATTAGGCTCCGGGTGAACCGAAGATACCCAATGGGTCTGACACGCCGAAGCTATAACGCTCACGGGCTTTGTAACGAACGTTACCTGTGTCAAAGTCACCGTCCATGCCGGTAGACATGGGGGTACGGATGAAGTGCTTCAAACCGTTAGGCACGTCTGTCAACAGGAACCAAGCATTGGTGTCTGTCAAGTAGTGGTTAACGCAGTAGCCATCAGGGATAGAACCATTGTTCTTCAAAGCGTTGATGTCGTTGTCAGCAGTAGAAACGCGGAGTTCGGTTTCAAGCAAACGAGTAGCAACGAATTGCAGAGCAGGTGGAATCACCAATTTCTTAGGCTTAGCGGCGATCAACAAGCTACGCTCATCTGTCCAAGCAGCGATCTGAATAACGGCATTCTCAAGAGAAGTCTCGTTCAAATCGGAAGGAGTAGAAGGAGTGTTACTGTTAGTACCACCAGAAACCAAGGGGTGAGCAGTAGAGCAAAGCACCACGCCGTCGCCGTATGTTGGGCCGCCAGCAAAGGCGTTGTTCAACACAAAAGCGGCTTTAACTTGCTTGGTGTAAGCCATACCACGGGCCAGAGCCTTGGTATAACGTGAAGACAGGCTGTCGTACAAGTTATCTTCCACAGCTTCCTCTGTGATGGCAAAGCCCATCGCAATGGTTTCGTGTGTGTAAC